CGCCGAACGAAAGGACCGATACCGACGATAGAGGCCTGGCCCGCAAGGACCAAGCATACCAGTCGACATCGTCATCTGGGCGGGATTGGGGTTGAACCCAATCCCACCACGGAATAGCCTTCGTTTGGACTTTCCACCGGGATCTCTCACCGATACGAGGCCTTAAGGAAACCTCGGTAGTCCAAACACATAACCTAGAAAGGTTATAGTCTGGATTTTCAGTTGTTAAAGAGATCTCCCGTCTCCTGAGTACACCTGCAAGATAACCCACAGCAATCCCGTCTGGATTAGAAAATCCAGGCCAAATTGTTGCAGGATCATCAATCACGCGCTTTTTTATGACGCGGCGATAACACCGGTACTTAAACCAGTAATTGTTATCAACTTTTGGTGTGGACAACTCAAACGGAACCTTAATCCCGGATTCATCGTCTTCGCTAGGCGGTACTCGTACATCACGTACGAGTGCCCGGAGAGCGGAGACAGTCCGAGGTAAGGATATGCCCGTTTTTGCCGTCCACCTCATAAGGCGATTGATGGCAGAGTACACATGCTGAGGAGCCTCCAGTGTACGGATGTACACACCGCGGATGTTCTTTCCATTAAAGAAATCACATCCGCAGGACTCCCTGAAAGGCCCGCTGTTGAACGATTTGCCTACGTTCACTTGAAAACCAAGTTTGTGTAGCATCGAGCAGACAAAATCATACGCCTCACGGCGAACGATAATGTCGTCCCCGAATACACAAAACTGGGTTCTCGAACAGTCAGATGGGAAACCCATCAGCTGATAGCAGGACCTAACAACACACGCGAAGATGACCGTCTGCAATGGGAACGTAAAACCGTTCCCCATAGTAGAAATCATCCTCAATGGGATTTCCCGACCGTCTGGAAGTACGGCGGTCTCACTTCGACACTCACGAAAGATAGCCTTTGTAAAGCCGTCTTCCATGAGGCGAAGCATCAATGCCCATGAGATGCTATCGCTAGCAGAAGCTAGGTCAATGGTTCCAAAGGAACCATCAATAGAGCCTTTGAAAGCGAGTTCCCTGTTGTGATCAGGCTGAACACTCAGATTAATTCCGAAGTGTTTAACGAGACGATACTCGAGGAAAGCACCCAAAGCCTTTTGAACCATAAGGTTTACGTTGGCTTCAGTGCAGCAAGTTCGCGAAATCTCAGCGTTCTTTGGAGCAAAGAACAACTTTCCTCCTTTAACCTTGGTAATGCCAAACTTCTCGAACCGACGCATCTCTGCGTTGGCCCAGAGACCGGTCTCAGCCAGGGCGCTGCGGTAGATCGATATGAGATAATCGGAACCTGCATAGCTAAGCTCTCCAAAAAAGAGCTTTGTGACCATGCAGTCGGAATCAGCCTTTTGGGCTGCCCCCGGACCGACGTTCATATGTTCTCTGATCCAAGATAGATCAAAGTTTCGATCACTTGTGTCATAGCCGACAACTTGCCTGAAATTATTTTGAAAATAATCCCAGAAGTAGTCCTCGACGAGACTTTTCGCTTCGAAGACGAAGGTCTCGCTAATCTGACTATTAATGCTCAAGAATTTATCTAGAGCAGCCTGATCAGCTAGTTTCGAATTCCCCGAAGGGCAGAGCTTCTTATAGAAGCTCGAAGCGAGAGCCGTAGCTGCAGCAGACTGAACAGACATGTCAGAGACATAGTATTGTTCGCCTGTGAGATACGGTTCCAAGTCAGTGAGAAGGTGAGCTTGCAGAACAGCGTAATCACGCATGTGATGAAACCCCTAGAGCGAGTCGGAAACCGACACCGCACAAATGACCACGGACCCTCATTTGTATGAGGGAACCACAAAGCTTGCTTGCGCAAGCCTGTATCAGAGGACGCCGTTGATAGACGTCGTTCCGATACCATCGGAGATCTGCGTAAGCAGCCCGATATGTGCCGAAATCATTGCGCGGATGCTCAATGGGTCAGCCACATCAGAGCCGGCCGGGATGTCCAAAACGGTGCTAACAAGCCCCGTCTTGTACGCCTGACCAGCCAGCGGGATCACGCCTTTTCGCGTAATCACCTTATAGGTGTTCATAGGAACACCTTTCAGCACCCCAGTCACCGGGTTGACCGGCTGAAGGTATTTGTAAGCCTTCGGCCGGAACATTGCCAGGGTAAAGGGAGCAGCCACCGAGTGTGCAAGCACACCCGTTTGCGTGCCTCCAAGCGCGCTCACGTAATACTGCTTCGCATTGACGTCCGGGGCATTGTCTGCCGCGATCGTATACGTCGGAGAGGTGAGACCCGTTTGGGCGCCGCCTGTAACAGGCGAGGTAGGGGCAAATGCCATGTCGAAACTCCTGGATGGTTAAATAACACAAAAGGAAGCCCATCAACGTCTCCGGTTACGAATCGACTCGAAAATCGATTTGTCCATTGCGTCGATGGATTTACCAGCGCCTTGCAGAACAACAGCTGCGATATTCCCGATCTTTCCAAGACTGTCCGGGTAGGACAATTGGAAGACGGGAATACTGAGAGGAGTGTTCGCTCGGTCGATGGTAGTCAGATATAGAGAGTTTGCTCCGCAAGAGTCGCCCAGCAAGTACTGATACGTCCAACCAAAAGCGGTACAGCGGGCCTGTGTCGAAACTTCATCCGGACTGGTGATCGCCTTAGAGGTCGATCGCAGCCGAGTAGTTCGACAAGACCATGTAACGCCAGTGGTGTTCGTACAGCCTGCCTCAATGATGTTCCCGACATTACTGAAGTAATCAATAAGCCAAGACCAGGGCATCACTTCCCAGGCAGCCGGGATAAAATTCTCAGGCGTGAGCCCAAGAATCTTACTTAAGCTGCCGACGGAGGACGAGTCGACCTCCTGGGTGACAGCCATCCCAACAGTCCATTGAACCGAATACTCTGTGACCCTATCCGTCGT